AATTGAGGGCATGACCATACTGGCTAAAGAGGTTTCAATTAATTATCCTGTCACAACCTTGAATTGTGCTGCCCACATATTGGAGAAGATGTTTTCAGATCCAAGTTCAGTTCCCCTCCTGTTTGCTATCGTTCCAAAAGACCAAGTTGGTGGAGATAGGGAGATTTCAATGATGAATGAATATCTTAGAATACTCCAGTGCATCTGTGAGTCAATTGCACGTCATTACGGTAGATTGACCGGTGTTGATAAACTGTCTGACCCCAACAAAGATGCTGAATTTTATAAGTTGGTCATGATGGATGGGCCAATGTTCTCATTCATTGGTGATCAAACCAGATGGGGGCCCAACTTCAACACTATTGTTTTTGCAGATATGTTTGCAGTCATGAGCATGGTTAATTTGCCATGTGTCAATCTTGCTTCTCTAATTTGTTATCTGGCCCAAAGGAAAATATTCCTCTGTCCTAGTAGTGTTGACATTCATCAGATAGATGTAAAACATGTATCTAAAGATAGTAGATATACAGGTGTTTCTGCCCCTTCTCATATGGGTGAAGGCATATTCCATTACTCATCATCACTCTACCATGCATATGTTTCTAAATCATTTTGTAGGCTCATATCAACCCATCCATCATTATCTAGCTTCTCAACTCATATTCTAGTTACATCAGATGACATATCATTTGTCAATAAGAACATTGTACCTACAGATGTACCAATTTTAAGAAACTTCTATAAGGGATTCCAGAAATACCTAACACCAATGTCAATTAAAACATCCTCTTATAAGAATATGGAATCTGAGAATTATGTTGAATTTAACTCAATAGCAATATTCCCCACCAAGAGGACATATCTGTATCAAACACTCAAACAGATGGTTGGAAATGTGATGCTTCCAACAACACATACCTTTTGGAATGATGTCCAGGCTGCTGTATCAGGTTTCAACACAATTCTCAACTCTGGTGGATCTTTTACAATGGCTTACTTGCTGTACCTTCTTAATACTACACTAGCTTTTAGGAGATGGTCTATGCTTAGAATATTTTACATTAATGGATACTTTAGAGTATTGACAATAAAGCAGCTGATCCAGAATGAGCCCATTTTCCCCAGAGAGTACCATGTGTCAACTAGCTCAGGATCAATAGAAATGCACAAATCAGGCGATAGCCATCCTGTCTTTAGGTTCAAAACATTAGAAAGACTTGCTAATTCATGGACTATTCTTAAAGATATGTCAAGGCATATGTCTCTATTTGCTGATACCAGAATCTCAGGGCTAAAGTATGCCCCTGAAGGTAACTCAATGCCTTTATCTAAATTTATACTCCCATCATCATTTAAAGAAAGGGCAACATTACCTGTCAAGCTAATTCCATCAGCTTTCAATGAGCTTAAAGAAATGACTATACCAGATGCTCAAATATCGGTGGAATTAGCAGCTGTCCTGTCATCCCAATCTTGGTTTAAGAATAGGGATGAATATCACACCTTGGACATCATCAAACCAGATTACCAAGGCCAGCTATCAGATCAAGATTACCTCTCAAATATAATGACACACCTCACCATGTCCTTAAGAACTGACACAGACATTGTCCCAATCCTTCCCAGACCCGAAGAGTTGACACCAGCAATTCATAAACTTAGATCTAGCACTTTGCCAGCCCTTGAGCCAGAAAGCATAGTTGTCATGAACTTTGGGTCATATTACCCTGGACATGCAGCAATTGTCCACCAAACCATAACATTAATGGATGGTAGGGGCCTAGAATTAGCAGATAAGCTCAAGTCATCAATTATGAGCTATTTCAACACATATCAGGAAATATATACTTTCATTTCTGCTTTAGTCCAACTCATAGATGAGGCACTTACAAAGAGCTCATTAAGAATCACTGGATTATACACCAAGACCAAAAATGCCCTATATGCTAATTTCACTAGAGGTTTAAGATTTGATTATATGATCTCAAAGACATCTATATCACTACCATCATCTTATATCTTCAAAGATCCAATTCTCAAATATAGGGTTAACACTCATAGTAAGGGAATACCTTACAACAATGACAGAATGTTCATAGTATTGGATGGACAGCCAGCTCAAGAAGT